CTGGCTCAAAAGCATCATATATTATCCTTGCTTGTACAAGACATGCAGTTGAAGTAGAAGCGCGAACTACTATTTCAGAGGCATCTCGCATTATCATTGTTATCTCTATCATCATTACACTCATGTTAGTCTCCGAGAATTTGATCTATTATGAAGGAAATAGCAGCTGCTCCCCATTCTGAGAAAGCGTCTGCTCCTAAGATGATACAGATAAGAATGATGGCAAGGAACCAAGTATCCAGAAAGAATTGGACAGAATCTCTTTGCTGTTTTGTTTTGTAAGGTTTCATGTTTGATACTCCTTGTCTATGTTTAAGAGAGTCTTTCGTGTTGTTCTTTCACTATCAAAGAGCCTACATACTGCGTAGCATCCATCCTTGCGATGTTGGAAGCTTACGATAACATCTACTATGCCATACTTGACAAGTGCTTGTTGTGTCTTGAAATCAAGCAGTATCTTGTAGCTTTTCTGGCGGTCTCTGCTCTCTGCTATGCTTCCATGTTCAAGCCATTCCTCAAGGAGAAGACGACGAAGTTGAAGATGACTTGAGATTATGTCTGCATAGCGTTGTCCTGTTGAAGGATCAAGAAGGCCAAAGGTATTACGAGGGGTTTGTTTCTCAAGTGTTGTCATTATCATTTCCTTCGTCAAGATTATCTACATCAAGGTTGAAGGAAATGTCCTCTTCATTTGTTTCACTTCCAAAGGTGAGAGATTCTGGTTCAAGATCAAGTTCTTCTATTTGAGCTTCTGACTGGATAGCTTCAAGACTTTCATGATCTTCTAGAAATTCCTCGTCAATAACTTCTTCGTCATCTTCGCTATCATCGAGTTCTTCAGCAGTAGGATGTTCTTCATCCCACTCATTAGCAGCTTCTTGAAGAATAGCAATAGTTGAGAGAACAGGATCACGCTGCTGTGCAAGTTGTTCCTTCTTCTTAGCAAGTATTTCAGCAAGTGTGAGTCTCTTAGATGGTACGTTGGTATTTTGGAAGGAATCAGAAGCACTATCGAAGCTAGAGTCAATTTGCTGTTGAATGATACGCTCTTGCATTGTCAGATTCTTCGCACAGTCTGCAAAGATAGTAGCAAGTGCCAAGCAATCAGGAGTTGCCAGTTTCTGCAAAGCAGCTACTATGTTCTGACGTAATTCCGAGGATATCATAGCCAGATTGTTCTTCTGGATACTCATAGCAATGATAGTCTGAAGATTCAATGGCAGTATGGAATCAGCTTTCAGGTTTGTTAACAATTTGCGTGCTGCTTGTCTTGTCTCAACCATAATAGAAGCATCAATGATGCCTTTGTTCTCTGTTTTGGGAGTTTTATAGACTGGCTCATAATCTGTAACATCGATTGCACGCTTTGCGTTGATATACCAGTTCTTTGCTTTCTCAGGCAGCATACCTTCTAAGCTAAGATGTGGGATACGCTTCTGTTCATGTGCGCTAAGTCTAGCAAGAAAGCGTAGGATGTTGGAAAGCTCAAGAAGGGGAAGCTGTGAGAGAACCATATTGGCTTCTACTGCTGTAAGATGGTCGCCTCTCAAATCAAGATGGTGCATGATAGAGAGTATAGCACCTGCTAATGTAGAAGGCACCAGATTGTAATGAGCTTCACTGTAAGAGCGTTTTCCTAGTGCGATAGCAGCTGATAGCTGCGCTAGTGGTGAGAGTCCTTCATAGCAGATGCCAGAGAATGTGGGAAGGAAAGGCTCAACTATCGTAAAGCGCATGCCTGTTATCTGGCAGATGCTTGTTACTGCTCCTGCTGCTGTTGTCTTTTCTTGGAAATATGCAAGAAGTGTTTGCTTCTCTTGCGTGGTTGCTGAGAGTTTCAGCGAATTGGAGAATGTCATGGTTTGCCTTTCAGGTGGTCGTTTTAGAAGATTCCTACAGATACAGTAATTGCAATTCAGAGTGTAGCATGGTCGAGGGGGAAAGTCAATTTTTATTTTGGGCAAAAATCGTGCCTGCCCGAAAATTCCGGTAGCATTCGATTTGACTAGGTGTTACCCTCCCCATTACCCTCTCACCCTCCCCAATCCTATATTATCTCCCTTCTTTGTATTATCTACTCTGTATTGTTCTTATATGTGTGAGACTTAAATTTTTCAGAGTTGAAAGTAGGGGATATTATACCTTCAGTAGGGAGAATATATACAGTAGGTAGTAGCTAATACGGGAGGGGGATAGTAGGAAAGGGGGAGGGGTGCTACTCGTCAAATCGAAACCTTACGGAATTTTCTCTCATTCGGAATTTTAACAAATAGGAGCTTTACGAATATGATAATACCTTATGCACTTAAATTACGTTTAGAAAGATATAAGCAGGATAAGATAGAAGCTGCTAAGCTAGAGAAACAATTAGAGGCTTTCCAGAATCTTCCACCTGAAAAGAAACAACAAGAGGTAGAAACTATAGAGCTTCGCCAATATAAGACATACAAAAGCATAGCCCGTACAAATAAAACAATAGCTCAACAACTAAAACAGAAGGAGTACGATAGGAGATATAGAAGAAAGAAGAAAGAGAGACTGGAAAGAGAAAGGAAAGAGGCTGCAAAGAATATGGATTTTCAACCTTCCTATTATCCACCACGGAATCCAGTAAAAGTAAAACGTATTCAACTTAAAGGAGAGGACTTCTAGCATGAATGCGAATATACCTTTGCAAGAGATAGCAACTCAATATGAACTGCAGTTGGCAATACAACAAGAGAAAGAAAGACAAGCAGACGATCTCGCAGCTATCAAGAAACAAGCTGCGCGTTATCAAATGTCTGTTGCAGATTATAAAGAATATCTGATTCGTAAGATAAGACAGGCAAAAGAGTATGAGGAAAGTAAATAGTAAAGGCAGAAGCAAAAGGCAGCTCATGGACGTCTGTCAAGATAAGTTTTTAGTTTCGTAGGGTGTAGAAGCTAGGGTGTAGCGGGAAAGGGGCGGCGTTTTTGGCAGACATAGGCAATAGAGCATAGAAACAATTGATAGAATTTATTTTTCAAAAACCCTTGACTTCCACTTCGCACTCGCTTATACTTTGATTTCAGTACAGCAAAACAGGTCGCCGGTCCCTGATTCGACCGGCAATTCTCAAGGAGTATCAAACCATGCAATCATATGTTATGAAAGTCAGCAAGAAAGAGGACGGCGAGTACAAAGAAGTTGGCGAAGTCACTGTATTCTATCCGTTGCTTTCCGAGATGGGCATTGCTGTAGAGCCTGCCGGCAAGGATGAGGAAGGTTTCCCGACCTATGCAGATGAGCGCGTCCAGTACGTGTTTGATGCTGTCCTTGCTGCTGTCAAGGCTACTGCGCGCAATCGCTTGCAGTCTGGTACTGCTACGCTGAAGGAAGGCAATACCATTGCCGAAACGGTAGAAGCTCTGCTGGCCACTGGCGAGCGTAGTGGTGAAGCTCTCAAGACTCGCCGTGAGTATTTCGCCAGCTTCAAGGCTTGGCTGCCCTCGCTTGGCAAAGCGGCTGCCTTCAATACTGCGGTATATGACATCGTTAGCAATGTCAAGAACATCCAGTATCAGACTGCCAAGCGCAAGGCGAACATCCTCCAGCTTATCACGGATCACGCTGCATCGCTTTCGGCTGAAGATGCTACTAGGTTTGAGCGCATCATTGTTCAGATCGGCGAAGCTTGTGAGACTGCGGAGGAACTGAGCGACTTCTAAGACTGCGCCAACGCAGCACCTAACAGCCCGAGGCTTTCATAGCTCGGGCTTTTTGTCGCCTTATAACCCTGAGTCTGTCATGCTATCAAAACATTCTATACGCTACGAAGCATGGGGAGGGGAGGCTTTTTTTGGGTTTCGTGCGCGCGGGTGTATCAAAGCTCTCTCCCTAATTTTCCTAAAAAATTTACAAACTTACCTACCAATAGAAGAACTACTTTACTTATACTAAGTCTTACAGCGAGAAAATCCTCTGCGAGGTACTTGACACCCCTCTCGAAACAAAGGATAATACCTACACACTAAGCAAAAAAGGAATCCTAACAGGAGCACAGCAATGGACGCGCAACGAGAACGAATCGCCACACTCCTAGCAGCAGATATACCTCCCTCAGGAGTAGCTACGATAGTAGGAGTCTCTCCTGGGCGTATCTCTCAGATCATGAAAGAGGAAGGTTTCGAACTTGTTGTAGAGACTAAGAGAATAGAAAGTAAGGACAAGGATGTCGAGGAAGTATCTCTGTCTGGGAAGTACTTGGCAGCTGAACATGCGCTTCTTAAGCAGGTGATCGACATGGCGCCAACAGCAGAGCTTAGAGATGCTACAGCAGCCTTGCGTGTAGTAGCTGAGCGTCAAGAGAAAGCTAAGAGTCGTATGAATCCCATTGTTCAACAGGCTCCAGTATACAATACGGTAGTTCAATTAAGTTTGCCTGCGCATGCTGTTCCTGAACTAAGCTTCTCCGCTAGGAAGGAGGTAATAGCAATTGAAAACAGAAACCTCGCGCCTCTCAGCAGCAGTGGAGTCCTCGGTCTATTTAAGAGCATGGAACAAAATAAGACAGAATCTCTTCCCAATAACACAGTTGATGACGGAGAAAACCATGAGCCAAGCCGAATTGCTGCAGAGGCAACAAGCAGCCCTTCAAGCGTTGTACAAGACAAAGCAATCCTAGCAGAGGGTGCACAGCGTTTCTTGGACAGTCTGCACCCTGCTCCTGCTGCTCTCTCTTACTGAGATTTCTACGACTATGCCTTCTATAGCACATCGTGCTGTTACAAATATCTTCGACTTCCTAGACTCTGTTCTTGGGAAGCCTACAGATGATCGTCCTATAGAAGAGTCTTCTCAGACTATTAAACCCGCTTTGTTACATTCCCAGTTTGATAAGCCTCCTATTGCGGGACAACTTCGTCCTTCTGCTCCAGTAGATGAGTCTCCACGTCTGAAATACTATCCTTCCAATAAACATATCCTCAAAGGACAGGCTCCTGAACAGAATCTTTCAGAAAACGATCTTCGTAGCCTAGTAAGTGCTCAGAAGTTAGCGGTTTCTAAAGGAATTCTCTCACCTGAGCTTGGTGCTAAGCTCCTTCCTATAGCAATGGTAGAAGGACATTCTGGAAATTATGGTGTTGTTAGTGGAATAGGCATACATCCTTCCAAGAAAAACATAGCAAAGTTCAAAGCAATGGGCTTTTCTATAGAAGATGTACGAAATAACACAAAACCTCATGAAGTCAAGGCCGATCTTGAGATAAGAAAAGTCATGGGAGAAAAAGGGAAGGTTGTAGATGCTATAATGGAAGGCGCACTTTCAGGTCCTGAGGCTATGGCGAAGCTCGCAGCTACTATGCTTTCCGTAAAAGCAGATCTCAAGGGGATTTCCTCTCCTGAAGACGCTGTTGAACGCTACAATGGTAAAGGAAAAGCTCTAGAATACGCAGATGGGAGGCTTGTTCCTGCAGATTCTAAGAAATACGTCAATAAAGTACAGGAAGCTCTGTCTCTTCTACAGCATCCAGCCAATGCAAAGCTTAAAGAACGCTACTTGCAACTTCTAGACGAGCGTTAATATGCATACAATGCTAGCAGAAGAAACTCTCAGACAGGAAACTCAGCTCCTTAACGTATCCCTTTCGGATGCTTACGCTCGTGGGGAAGTAGATATCAACTTCTTCGCAGCTCTCTGTATGCCTGATGTCTTTCGTTTTGAGCTTCCTGCCTTCTATGTAGCAGCCTGGCGCTTACTAGCATCCAAGGATCCCTCCCGTCTAGAAAGCCTCTTCAGATTTGCATTAGGTTTACCTCGTGGCCATGCCAAGACTACCTTTATCAAGATCCTTATTGTCTGGCTCATAGTCTACGACTACGCATCCTTCATCCTCATCGTATGTGCATCTTCTCCTCTTGCTGATAATATTCTCGCAGATATAGACGATATTCTCGCATCTGATAACATAACTTCCATATATGGGCAGTGGAGTTCTACGCTCGCCATTGACAGCAAAGATACAAAGAAAGCAGCCTATCATGGCAGAAGTGTAACCATAGTAGCTCGTGGCTGGAGTAGTGGTATTCGTGGCCTGAACTTGAAGAATCAGCGTCCAGACTTCATCTTCTGTGATGACGCACAGACAAAAGAGAATGCACAATCTCCAACAGAACAGAACAAACTCCTTGAAGAGCTTGTAGGTACTATCTTCAAGGCCGTCTCCCATCGAGGACGAAGGACTATTGTCTATGTAGGAAACCTTTACAGCGACGAGTGTATCCTACAGAAGTTCCGAGACAATCCTCATTGGACTTCATTAGTAACAGGAGCCATCCTAGAAGATGGACAGGCTCTCTGGCCAGAACTTGTATCTCTCGAAGAACTCAAGGAATCCTACGAACATGACGAGGCTCTCGGCTTAGCTCATATCTGGTTCGCAGAGGTAATGAATGATCCTCAGAGTATTCTCCACAGCCTTCTTCCTAAACCAGTCCCTGACAGTGATGTTGAGGAGATAGTAGCAGATGATGGTGCGTATATAACAATTGATCCTGCTGGTTTCCGTGATGACTCTGATGATAATGTGATCACAGGTTTCAAGAAGTTTGATGACAAAGGTTATGCAGTAGAGATGAATAGGAAACTCAAGGATCCTAGTGAGATAGTTCAAGAAGCAATTGCAATGGCCTTACGTATTGGTGCTACTGTTATCGGTGTGGAAGCTGTAGCTTACCAGCAGACTCTTTGCTTTTGGATCAACTTCTTCCTAAAGAAACTTGAGATCCGGCACATCACAGTAGTAGAACTTCATCCTCATGGAAGAAGTAAAGAAGCCCGTATCCGTCAATATGTAGCAGAACTCTATAAAGGATCTCAAGTTATCTTGGATAGTGAGTGCCGTCGTGAGTTTACATGGCAAGCTTCTCTCTACAAGTTTGGAAAGAAGAAGAACAAGGACGACATCCTAGACGGCTTTGCTTATTCTCTGGATATTCGTAACGAATTCTGGCACCTCATTAGGCCTTTGGGTAGGGATTTTATGCTCGTAGATCATTCGATTTGCAGTGTAGAACATAATAGTTGTTTCTAATCTAAGGAAATATCATGAAAATGCCAGCCTCATGTGATATGCGTGGAAAGAGTATGGAAGGAGAAGCTGACATGGAGGTACACACTCTAGAAACAGCTCTTCGTTCTTATGCTTTTGGTGCAAAAGACGAACAACTAGGTAAACTTCTTGACTCTCTTTTCAAGAAGGATAAGAAAGAAGATAAAATGGAAGGGGAGAAGGAAAATGGCTGAACAAGTGCAACAGAGCGCGAAGAATATTAGTGCAACAGTACCTAATAGGGACTCTCAAAAGGCTGTCCTCTCTTATGCTTCTCGTATCCTTACAGAACATAAGAAATTCAATGACTATTACGACAAGATGGAAGCTATTGATATAGCCTATGCACGTTATCAAGCTTCCAAGGACTCTAATGGTGTCGTGAAGATGCAAGGAATTGATGCAGCTACTACTCCTGTAGGTGTTATGAATCTTCCTTCTACTACACCGCCAGTAGTAGTAGCTCAGGTAGATTCCACTGTTGGGTATCTTGCAGAGGTATTCCTTTCAGGAGTTCCCCTCTTTCCTATTGTATCCAATCCAAAAAATCGTGTAGCTGCTGAAACTCTAGAGTCTCTTATTGATGACCATGCTACTCTTGGCGGTTATGCTCGTCAACTTCTTATGTTTTTGCGTGATGGGGTCAAGTACAACTTCTCTGCTATCGAAGCTGACTGGTGTTCTGTCTCCCAGTATACACTTGCTGATGATATTCTTGAACTCGGTAAGCAGAAGCTTGATAAGGCTATCACTTACTACACAAAACTTAATCGTTGGGATCCCTACAATACTGTATGGGATAAGAATGTATCCCCTGGAGATGTAGCAGCGGATGGAGATTATGCAGGACACATTGAGATCCTTTCCAGAACAAAACTCAAGCGTCTTATCAACCGCTTGAGTGCAGAAGGTGAAGTCATTAATGCGAAAGAAGCACTCGAGGCTTGTATCAAAGAAGGTGTAGAAACCTACCAGAATTACCGTATCCATCCTCAGGTTTCAGAATATATCACAGCTCGTCGTCCTGTCGATGGTATCAACTACTACGAGTACATCACAGGACAGCCGGATAATAGTGTAAACAAGAAGAACATAGGAAACTATGAGGTCTTCCGTTTTTACGCCCGTATTATGCCTTCCGATTTTAAACTCTTCGGAGCTGAGAGCCGTACTCCTCAGATCTGGCGTTTCATTGTTGTTAATGGAAGCGTCCTTATTCAAGCCAAGAGAATTATAAGTGCTTATGACTTCCTTCCAGTCTTCTTCGGTCAGCCTCTTGAAGATGGTCTAGGCTCCCAGACACAAAGCGTAGCAGAGGGTAGTATTCCTTTCCAGACAGCAGCCGCTACACTTGTCAATATTCGTTTCAACTCAGCTCGTAGAGCAGTATCTGACAGAGCTCTATATGATTCTTCTCTTATCAGTAAGGCTGATATCAATGCTCCGGTTCCTGCTGCTAAGATTCCTGTCAAGACCAACTCCTTGGATATGGGTAAGAAGATATCCGACGCATACTATCCTATTCCTTTCGATGCTCGTGGTACGGAAACTACTATTCAAGATGCAATGGCTATTGTAGGCTTCGGTAAAGATTTAAGTGGTCTGAATAATCCTATGCAAGGGAAGTTCCAGAAAGGGAATAAGAGCGTCCAAGAATGGAATGATACAATGGGAGGAGCAGATGCACGTTTACGTCTTCCAGCCCTCACTCTCGAGTTCCAAGTCTTTATGCCCTTGAAGGAAGTTCTCAAACTCAATATCTTCCAATATGGCCAAGATGCTAAGACTGTTTCCCAGCGTAGTGGTCGTGAGTATGATGTGAAGATCGCAGAACTTCGTAAGCATGTTCTTAGTTTCAAGGTTGCCGATGGTTACACTCCTAAGAGCAAGATGGCAGGAACAGAAGCTCTTATGGCTGGTATGCAGATGATCGGACAGTCCCAAGCTTTGCAGGTAGCTTATGGAGCAATGCTTCCAGGTATGTTCTCCCACTTGATGCAGCTGATGGGAGTTCATGGTATGGAAGAATACACCCCTGAGCCTCAGCAGGTAGCTCAGAATCAACAGATGGCAGCAGCTCAGAGTGCAGGCATAGATCCTCGTACAGGACAGCCTATTGATCCTGCTCAGGCTGCAGCAGCAAATGCTTCAAACGCGCAAGCAGTAGCATCGCTTGCTTCCGCAGCACAACCTCAAGGAGCAACAAAGTGAATGTACAACCTGATACAACAAAAGAAATAGGCTTACTTCCTAATCAGATTCTTTCAAAGACGGAAGAGGATATCCTTCTTGAAATCTATAGGAATCCTTCTGTTATCAAACATCTTCAAATCATGGCTCAGATTGCTTTAGGAGAACTTGCTTCACTTAATTCTCTTGAGAAAGATGATGCCTTCCTTATCAAAGCTCACGCTTTGGTTAGTGGTAAGCTTCAAGTTCTTCAAACCTTGCTGAATATAGTAAACATCCCTGTAGCACAAAACCTTGATTCGCAAGAATCTCAACAATAAGGAGTATTACAATCATGGCCTTCAATCCTATGGACTTCTTCAAAGGTAAGCCGGAAGCTAATGTCAATGTCCCTGCTGCTGATGTTGCTGCAGCTGCTGCCGCTAAAGCCACAGAAGACGCTGCAAAAGCTGCTACTACGGCTGCACAGAATGTGAACAATCCTGCAAAGTCTGCAGAAAATCCTCTTGACGCTTACGCGAAATTGTTTGATAATGCTGCCAAGAACTCAGACATCCAAGCTCCCAACTTCTCTATTGACCCAAAGATTATAGGTGAAGTAGCAGGTAAGTTAGACTTTACTAAGGGCATCAACCCTGAAGTAATGGCTAAAGCTACTAACGGAGATGCTGCTGCGATGATGGAGTTGATTCAACAAGTAGGACGTAATGCATACAGTGCTTCTCTAGAGCACACCACAAAGCTCACAGATACCCACCTTGGGCAACGCTCTGAGTTTGAAAGCCGCCGCACAAAAGAGAACGTAAGAAGTTCTATGACTGCTGAGGCTTTCGCTTCCAACGCCAATCTCCAACATCCTCTTGTAAAGCGTGAGTTGAATGAAATAGCTGGGCGTCTTGCTAAGTCTCCTGAGTATGCAGATGCTACTCCGCAGCAGATAGCAAAAGGTGCCATGGACTACTTCAATGAGCTTCATGCGGTAATGAACCCAGCAGACCCTTCGAAGACTAAGGAAGGGAAAGCTAAACCGGCTGAGATTGATTACATGGCTTACATCACAGGAACGCCAAGCTCTTAATCTTAGCTGAAATCTTTTCTCTTCTATAAGGAAACTTCGTCATGTCTCTGCTTACTGGTATCTTTAACACCACTCAGAATCCTACCGAACTGAATGCTCGGTCGTTTGCTGATACTATCCTTCGTCTCTTTCCCAATGGTAGTGCTCCTCTTTGGGCACTGGCTGCTAAAGCCGGTAAGACGAAGGCCACCTCCTCAACCCATGGTTACTTTAGCAAGACCATGACTTTCGTTGCTACCACCTCCACGGCTGGTGATACGGATGTAGCCACTACGCTTACCCTTGGTAGCACTGCTGGTATGACTGCTGGTATGGTGCTGCATAATGTCCGTACTCGTGAGAACGTTCGTGTTACATCTGTTACCAACTCCACTCAAGTTGTAGTAACTCGTGCTTTCGGTCGTGTCGCTGCTGCTGCTATGAACGCTGCGGATAAGATCCTGCAAGTCGGTACTGCGTTCGAAGAAGGCTCTGTTCGTCCTGCGGCGCGTCAGCTCGCAACTGTGTATGTCAGCAACTACACTCAGATCTTCCGCAATGCTTGGGGTCTGACGGACACCGCAAGAGCCAGTCTGGCTGAGATGGGCTACAGTAATGTAGCAGAAAGCCGTAAGGATTGCAGCCTCTTCCACTCTGTTGACATGGAGAGTGCTGTTCTCTTTGGTCAGCCGAAGATGGATACTTCTGGCTCGCAGCCTCTGCACGCTACGCAAGGTGTCATTGATGCGATCTACCAGTATGTTCCTGGTAACGTCAATCCAGCTTCTTCTACCACTTCCTACAGTGAGTTGGTAGCTCTGATTGAGGAATTCTTCAACTATAGCACTGACATCGGCAACAACAACGAGCGTCTTGGCTTCTGTGATCGCCTCGCTATGAAGGTAATGACTGATATTGGCCGTAAGTCCGGTCAGATTCAGATCATGCAGAATGAGACTTCCTTTGGTATGAAGTTCACTACCTTCAAGTTCTATCAAGGTACTATCAATCTTCTGCAACATCCTCTCATGAATGGTCTGAATCCTACCGGCGGTAATTTGCTGGTTGTGGACCTGGCTGCTATCAAACTGGCTTACATGGAAGGTCGTGATGCTAAGCCTGAAGAGTATGGTCAGAATGGCAAGGCTGTTGAGCTGGGAACTGATGGTGTTGGTGGTTCTCTCACCTCTGAGTTCGCAGTAGAACTTATCAATCCCTACGCTTGCGGATATGTCACTGGCCTGACTGCTGGCGCAGCGGACGCCTAAGGCTTCAAAGTAGAGATGTTCTGCTGGGGATTCTAGAAATAGAGTCTCCAGCCTAGCAGTTTCTGCTAACAATCTGAAGGAGAAGAAAATGCCTGCAATTGATGCAATGGGTTCAGATGGTCAGAGCATTGACCTTGATAGTGCTCCCGCTACATACACATACAATGCCTATGATCAAGTTCTTACCTGTACTGTTGTATGGGCTGGTAAGACTTATCGCCAGACTTACACTTATGTAGCAGGTACTATTAACCCCAGTATCCTCTCCACGTCTTCTGGCTGGGTGCTGCAATAATGAACCTCCCACAACATATTCGTGACCATGCTGTCCTTGGTGTCTTTCCTATCAATCCAGCAGCTATTGCCTTCACAGGAGGCTCGCTGAATGGTGTAACTATAGGACTTACTACTCCTGCTGCTGGGAAGTTTACGACAATACAAGGAACTGATACTACCGATGCTACCGATTCTACAACCGGTGCTCTTAAAGTAGCTGGTGGTGTAGGTATTGCTAAGAAACTCTTTGTTGGGACTACCTTTCAAGTAGGAAGCGGTAGCACCACAAATGCTGGATGGATTGCGGGATATCAAGGAAGTAGCGGCATTGCTGCGTGGTGGCTTACATCTGTAACTCCCTCAACCACTAATTACAATATCTCTGCATCGTCTTTAGCGACGGCAATTAATAATGCTACTGCGACAAATCTACAAATCGGAACAGTTACTAAATTAGGTTTGACCAGTGGGCTTACTACTTCTATAAATCCTCTCAGCGTAACCGATGCCACCGACTCCAGCAGCACCACCACCGGTTCTCTCAAAACTGCAGGCGGATTAGGTGTTGCGAAGAAAGCCTATTTTGGCGATACAGTACAAATTGGAACGGGAAATAACACTAGCGCCGGTCTAGTAATGGGCTATGGTCAATCTAGTAGTTATGGAGGTATATGGGGGACTGCGGCGGCGGCGACTACATCGAATTACGGCCTATTAACCAATACTGCCAATACTTATATCAATGGCAGTAGTAGTGTTAATGTAGCGGTAAATGCCGCCGTTAAGTTCACCATTACAGCTACTAATATAACTCATATAGGTGATATGATTTATGACAAGACAATCACCGCCCCCGGCACTACCGGCGCGCAGACTATCAACAAAACAACCGGGCGCGTTAATTTCGCCGCTGCTGCAACTTCTCTTGTCTTGACAAACTCTCTTATAACCGCTAATAGTATTATCCGCTGCACTGTAGCAACCAATGATACTACTATGCATTCTTGCAAAGCTGTAGCTGCTGCTGGTAGTGCTACTTTGTACCCTAATGCTGCACCAACAGCAGAAACCGCTGTGAACTTCACTGTAACAAATTAACCATCCCTTAAGGAGAAGCAAAATGTCCCAAGCTCAAGCCCTCAATGTAGCAGAATATCCCAAGTACAAAGCCGCTGGTAAGATGACTCTTGCTAAGATTGGCGATGCTACTGTACTTTTGGCTCATCAAAAGTATAATCCAGAAACTGGGGTTCCTACCGAACCCATTACTTCTCAGCTCAATGCTGGCAATATCGCAGAGATGCGTGCTGCATTGGCTGAACAACAAGCCGCTATTGATGCAGCATCTGCTGGTTTGGATGCTCTTGAAGCGGATATGAAAGCATTGCTGGGTTGAATGTAATGGAGTTAACAACAACTGTAAAAGACCTACTAGCTAATGCTGTGGCTCTTTTCGGCAGCTGAGATCCGGGCCGCTCCTCCCTAACAAGTTTCTCAGCTGCTCTTTTCTTTCTATTTACTAAGGAGATTCAAAATGAGTACTAACGATAACAAAGACAAAGCAATTGGAAGTAAGAGTGTAACAAGCGGTCTTGCAGCTATGCTTGCAAAGAAAGCAGAGGAACCAAATGCTGTGCATACACCTTCCGCTGCTCCTGCTATTCCTACTCTTACCAATTCTGTGAATCGTACAGAACCTCCTCTCGAAATAGAAAAGCCTCTTCCAGATGATCCTCCTGCACCCGAGCATGCTTTCCGAGTCTTCAATCATCGCTATGAGTTCAAGATTAAGGACAGAGTTCTCAAAGCTGATGCGATGAATATCTACACTCCCATGAATAGGGAAGAGTTTGAGTTCCTACGCTTTCAAGTAGAGCGTGGGCTTATTCATTTCTATTAAAAGCCTAAAGGATAATTGTCGTGACTCTTACAGAAGCAATCGAAGAAGTTATCAGCATTACCAAACGAGCTGATAAGAGGGCTGAGATCACGTCCAATATCAACAAGGCGATTCTCCTCTTCACCCTTAAGAGTAACTTCGCCAAAGATCTGGTAGAGACTTCCATTCCCTTTGATAGTGATGCTTATGCACAGAGTATAGATCTCACTACTCTTGTCTCTCCTCTTACACGCTTCCGTAAGTGGAAGTACTTGCGTCCTACCAGTCGTTCCTACTTCCTAAAGTTTCGTGATCCTCTTCAGATAGTAGGTCCTAATGGGAATGTACAAACTGATGTCTTCTATATGTCAGGAGACACTCTCATTGCTACTCTCTCTCAACTGGATAGTACTTGTCAGGTAGGTTACTACACCTACCCAGCCATTCTCTCAGAAGCTGGTGTAACAGCTCATTGGATGCTTACGATGGTTCCTTGGATGGTGACAGAGAGGGCTGCAAGTATAACGTTCAAGAGTATTGGCGACGATGTAAGTGCTAAGTTCTACGAAGCTAGTAGCAACGAGTTGTTCTTTACCGCTCGGAATGACTTTGAAGATCAGGTAGCGGATTTCGCCCGCTAGGAATCCTCCTAGATTGCAACGCACGTTAACATAGAATAGAAAGCGAGGCAACAAAATGGAATACCAAATGCTTACCCGTGATACAGATGGCGCTCTGAAGTATCTTAGTGCTCGTGATGTTGGTGTAGGAACTCCTGATGTATTCTCTACCGGAGATCCTTTCTTCGTGGCTCCTTACTCTGGTCTTGATACCAACAGTGGTGAGGTTCCTGGTGCTCCTATGAAGACGCTGGCTGCGGCTCTGGCTGCTGCTACCGCCGATCGTGGAGATACTATCTATCTGATGGCTGAGAGCAATACTGCAGCCAACACCACGGACTACCAATCTGTTGCTCTTAATTGGAACAAGGATGGCGTCCATCTCGTAGGTGTGAATGCTTCTCCCCGCATTGGTCAGCGCAGCCGTATTGCTCAGCTCTCCAGTGTGAAGAATATCGAGGACCTCTTTACTGTCTCTGCTGACAACTGCTACTTCGCCAACCTGGAGATCTTCCATGGGGTTGCTTCTGGCGTAGCTGCGGCTCCTCGTGCTCTTGTTGTGACAGGCCAGCGTAATCACTTCAACAACTGCCAGATCTCTGGTTGCGGAGATGCTAGCTTCGACGTAGCAGGTGCACGTTCGCTGGCTGTAACTGGTAGTGAGAACTTCTTCGAGCGTTGCTACATCGGTCTGGATACCATCATCCGTGGTACGATGACAGCTGAAGTCTTCGTAGGAACTGGTGCTCGGAACTGGTTTGAAGAGTGTGTATTCAACAGCTACACTTCCTTGAGCACTTTCAAGGGTCTGCAAGCTACCAGCTATGACCGCTTTGTGCTGCTGAAGAATTGCATCTTCTCTGCGATTCAGAACATCACTTCTGCGGTTGCTCCTACTGGCGCTATCGGTAATACTACTCCCAATGGTAACATTATCATGTTGGGTGGTGGTGCTTTCGGTTACGCTGATGTTACCACTACTGATGATACCAAGTGTCTGCTTCTGTCCTACTCTGGTCTTGCTGCTAACGTGGTCGATCAAGGTGTTGCTAAGGGAACTGACGTAGCGTAAGACTTGTAATAGAAGCATAACCACAGACGCCACTATCATGGATATGAAACCCACAAGGTTCTCAAACTTCACGATTGTGGCGTTTGTCCTGATGTTTTTTCTGCAAGGCTGTGTCTCTAACCCTCAGAAGTTAGAGGGTTCAGGAATTCCAACAGAGACTCCTATTGGATATAGTGTAGCTTGCGCAAAGGATCCTACACTTCCTTTCTGTGGTGGTAGATAATGAGCACTCTTCTACTGCTTGAGGATGTAAATAAGAGAATCAACGCACTTCCTTTTAAGAATGAATTAGGAGATGATTGGACTCCTATCGTTCCTGAAGGTGGAGACTGCGATTCTTACGCAACAGCTAAGTATGAAGCTCTTATCAAAGCAGGAATTCCTACTTCTTCTCTACGTCTTGCCACTTGTTGGGTAGAGACTGGAGAGTATCATGCAGTTCTTTTAATAGAAGTTGAAGGACAGACCTGGGTTCTTGATAACCGTTATCCTCACCCTATAGAATATCAACTTCTTCCTTATAAGTGGCATAAGCTTCAAATAGCAGGAACCAATCAGTTTGAACTTGCAGCATCTTTTTTAATAAACAATCAACAATAAAGAAGGGGAAAGTAATGTGAATTCAGATATTCTTATGACTATATTACTGTCGTTAGTAGCCACGTTTTTTGGGCTTCTTATGCTTGTACTAGGATGGGTAGCTCAGAAACTGTATGGAAAGGTTGATGAGATATCAAAGAATTTACTTACTATGGCCTCAAAACTTCATGAGCGTATAACTGGTATTGATATACGCCTTACAAGAGTAGAGACGGTAGGGGATATGAAGGCCGGTAATCTGCATCATAGAGAGTCAGATAAAGACTAAGGAAATTATAATGGAAACTCTTAGAGAGAAGCAAAGCAGGTTCGCACGAATGGTTCCTCGTCTTATAGACAAAGCGATAGAGATGGGTTATGATGTTACATTAGGAGATGCTTTCCGGGATCCTCGTCTTCATGGTGAGATGGGTGTGAAGTTAGGTTATGGACAACCTAGCAGCTGCCACAAGATTCGTCTTGCTATCGATCTTAACTTATTCAAAGACGGGAAGTATCTCGGAACCACAGAAGCTCACGCAGAGTTGGGAGAGTGGTGGGAAGCTATGGGAGGTAGCTGGGGTGGAAGATTCAAAGATGGAAACCATTACAGTCTTGAACATGAAGGTCATCGCTAGGAGTTACTGAGGTGACTATCTATTATAAAGAGGGTTATGACAAAGTTCTCACAAGAGACTATGCCATTCAAACCCCAGTTCTTCCACCACAGACAATAATTCGTAAACTCTTTACTCTCCATGCAAACGGTTTCTTAGAAGTCTTTTCAGAATATGCATGGGATGGCGCTACAGGAGTTCCTGATTTCAAAAGTACTTTAGAAGCTACTGTTTCTCATGATGTATTTTGTCAGTTGATGAATGAGGGAATCTTGGACTACGAAAAATATGCTCCCATTGTTCATGCTTTCTTTGGTAAGATGTGCAGAGTTGGAGGATTCTGGTTTCCTGATATCTGGCAAGTTGGGGTGATATTAGGAAAAGGTGGGCATCCGTCTCACCTAAGAGATAATATAGAACTCTCAGCTCCCTAACAAAGACAGGGAAGAAGAAAATGCCAAGTGTAAGTAATAGATACCCTTTCGCAACAGCAGATGGACAAGTAGCCCCAGCTGATATATTACGTCCTATATCTGTCCTTAAACAGGCTTTCACAACCGGAGCTGCTACAACAGCTAAAGATGTTCCTGCTACCTGTGAGGTTATCAAAATCTTTGCTACTCAGAATTGTATTATCAAATTTGCTGCTTCTGGAAGCGCTGCGGCCGCTCTTGTGGATGGAACCATTACAGCAGACTGTTTCTATATCCAAGCAAATGAACTTAAACCACAATTGATAAGTCCGCCAATTGGTAAGAAGAATGTCTCTGTGATAGGAGATACGCTTGGCGGTTTCATTGTTATGCAATTCCTTGAGACATGGGCGGGTCTATCCTTGCAGTCTCAGATCACACGGAGATAGAAATGGCACAGCGTGCACAGATAGTAGACATTACTAAGAGCTATCTCCCAGGAGATCCTAACGCCTACGTTCAAAGTCTTGTCAATACTGATAGGGAGGATGGTGAAGAGAAGACCATGCCTCTCATGGCCTATGAAGGATATAATTTCCTTCCTACTGCTTTCGGTTATAAGAGTTACTTTGGTACGAATGCAGCACTCTCTGTTTCTGCTCTTACTTCCAGAGTTCAGTATATTCTTCTCTTCCAGACTCCTTCTTACAAGAACCGTCTCATTGCCCTCTGCGAGGATGGTATTTGGGTTTGTACAGCAGATGGCACTTACGCAGACTGGGTTCAAGTTGTTACACATTCCTATGATGCAGCAGTTTTTGAAGAATGGACTTGGTGTGTAATTGAGAATGTTCTTTACATGTATAAGCAAGGAACTGCTCAAGTATATAGGACTACCATTGGGACATGGACTATCCCAGCTATACCAGGAGATCTTGTAGGAGATCCTACTACTTACCAGAATTTTAATGTAGTAGAAGGCGTTACTGGGGCTGGTACTGATATATGGGCAGGTAATCTCTATGAGATAGCTATACAGTATAAGGGAGGAACTGCTTATAGTCTTGAAGGAGTCATTCTTCCTATGTATGAGGTTCTTGGAGCTAATGGTAGTTTTGATATCTCTATAGTTTCAGGGACAGTTCCAACAACAACTCCAGATCCTACTGATACTATCAGGGTCTATATTTACGATGATGATCTAGCAGATACAGTATACAAGGATTATCTCGTCGCTGACTTTCCTATCTCTATTACAGACTACACAGGTTTCAATGGAGGTGGTGTATTTGAACCTCAGACCCTTACTGCTGTAGGAGTTGCTGAGGTTATACTTTCGTCTGATGTTACCATCACAAGTTTTGTTCCTAGCTTTCTTACAATGGCAGGGCAGATGGGTATCTTCAGGGCAGGGTTGAGATTAGGTTTCTGGGACTCCGCCAACTCAGTTTCTTGGAGCAGCAACTTAGATCTTACAGACTTCACTCCCTCTATTGAGAACCTCGCAGGCAATACTATCTTTGGTCGTGTTGTTGGACGTATCGTAAACTGTAAAGGACATGGAGAAGGTTTCATAGTCTACAGCACTAAAAGCATCGTCGGCGTTACTTTCACAGCTTCCGGAAATCTTCTATGGGATGCTAAAGCTATTCTTGATAATACAGGAATTGCTAATAGCAGAGCAGTAGCTTGTGGTAAAACTGACAGCGAACACTTCCTCTTTGGAACCACAGGAATCTATACTGTAGGAAAGTACAATGCTTTGGCTGGAAAGTATGATGCGGAACCTATCCTTCCTGAAGTATATGACCTTCTCAGAGAAAGTAGAGATCCTATCTACTTGCAGGTTCTCCAAGACCGCTACCTGTGTTTCTCTTGTGTGGATGATGCTTATATCTATGGGCGTCAGAGTTTCTCCACTGGTTTAGCAAATCCTTACACTATGATTGTAGACTGGTTTGTTCCTTCTACGACATATCCTACTGCTACAGAAGCAATTCTTCCTGAACAGATGTGGGAGATTATTCGCCAGGAAATGAGTGGAACTTCTAAGACAAAACGGAAAGATGGGGAATGGGTTCCGCGTTATACGACGACCGTGGATATCATGGATGATAGGTATTATGCATCTTGGCGTCTATTTCGAATAGGAGCAGATTCGAATATTGGTAGGATTAGCTACATTGAATATGATGATTATCTTCATACTAGCGGAGATATTACAACCTATCTCAATCCTCAAAGACCTGTTGCTCCTCCTGATGCTTATAGATATGGAAAACTTCGTACTAGTACTGAGATTCGTGCCTTTTGGGGTTTGCTAGAATCTGATCCACAAGAAAATAATGAAACACTTATCTATGTACAAGAGAATGAGTGGGATTATTTTAGAAGGCATCAAGAAGCTAACAAAGATAAGATAGAAGCATACACAGAAACTACAACCTCTTTTATCCTACCTTTAAATATAGATGGGTATGCCGCTACTGTAGTTCTAGTGGGTGGTGTTCTTGGATGGGAAACTACTCTTACTTATAGAGCTACTTACATATCTACTGTAACACAGCAAGGTACTTTCTTTGCTCATGATAATGGTGATAATACCTATACCTATACCTGTGTGAATATGCCATATGCTGCTCTTGTTGCGTTTGGTACTCCTGTTTGGAATATACATGCTTGGTATCCAGCTCCTACATACCCTAAGAATTACTGCTTCACTGGTACTATAACAGTTCCTAATGCAACCCCTGATCCTGATCTTGTTATATCTAATACAGGAGAATGGCTTTATTTTTTGCAATCTACAGATGTAACTGCTGATGGTACTACTACACTTGTTACTATAGGAACTCTTGTAACAGGGGAAGGAAACAATCAGTGGCTTGTTACAGAAGGTCCTACTGATAAAGCTGCTAAAGAAGTAATTCTTCGTAGAACCTTCAATAAAGGTCTTACTCTCAAGAAGCGTACGGTTAAAAGTGGTTTGAATTATACTACTACTTACGAAACCACAGCAGTCACAGGAACTTACGGTTACTCTCAGTTCCGTGCTCTTGTCACGCATTGGGATCGTGTGAAGTTTGGTCTCTATGGAAGCTATGAGATTCTAGAAACAGTTGCAGCAGAAGCTATGACTCCTAAGATCTGGGAGGGGATTTATCCTTCCGATAAAGGCTCAGGTCGTGATCAGATATGGTCTTATGGAGATTACAAAGCTCTAGCAATCACAGACCTCGCGAACGGTACGATGGGTTCCACTATCATAACAGGAGTTGATCCCTTTGGAACTGCCCAGCAAGATGTAGTAGGTTATGAACGAGATGGAATCACCTCCCTTCATAGTGAATACGTCCTTCCTGGAGCTTCTTTCACACTACAGACAGGAAGCATCGAAGCTGTATATCCTACCTTTGTAGGAGCTCTTGTCTATGACTTCCAACTCAAGAAGTGGGGGAAGTACAAAGGAGATCATAAAGCACTTCTTGAGACAGTTCCTGTCAATGCTGCGGGAACTGGAACTGTTACCTACACAGACTTGGGTGTCAATGCGGCAGCTTTTGGTACTGATGGATTGGTATATCTCTTTGATTCCGTCCCTATTGACTCTTGGATACGTTATGGAAAGATAGGTTACTATCGTCAAGGTTTCACAGACCTTCTAGAAGTTCGTGCCTCTATGCGTATGCCTTCTGATTTCACCATCATCACAGAAAGCAGTATGGATGGTAAGAACCTAGACCTCTCTAAGAATACAAATACTTGGGTCTATGATGATGTAGTAGTCGAAGCCTATATTGATGTATCTGCTAGGTGGCATACCGTAAAGATCTCTGGAAATTACGACTTGACTGGCTTGGAAATACGAGCTAAACTGGCTGGAAGACGCTAACATTTAAGTATTATCTCCTCTAAGAAGGAAAGGAATAAGATCATGGCCTCACGTAATGAAGCAGCAGCTACACCAGCAAGCAAGGGTGTAGTTCTCCAAGCCCCTACCATCGCAGGAACCACAGAAGGAGGTGGTGGTTCCTCTTCTTCGTCTTCCTTTGCTGGTATAGATAACCCAGAAGCCCTTTCCATTCTTATGGACTTCATCAAACAGACTGCTGGTGGAGGCACTGCTGAACAGCGTAGGCAGAGAGAGGAACGGAATACTGAGATTGCACGGACTCGTGCCCTAGGTGGAGATTACAGTAAGAGCGCAGCTTTCACGGATGCTGCTGGACTCATGGCAGAGCAGCTCAGGAAGAGTCTCGAAGCCAATATGCCTGCTATCTCCAAGAGTATTCAAGGAGCTGGAACGAGCGCAAGCAGTATGCAAGGACTTCTCAGTCAGAAGCTTGCAACAGAGAGTGCTCAAGCAGCTTCTGCTCTTGGAGCCGAACAAGCCAAAGCTTATGGAAACATAAGTGCAAATCTTCAGAGTGTTCTTGAAGCTCTTACTCGTATAGATCCTTCTATTGAAACTAATCTCCTGAAGGCATTGGAACTCACGAGGACAAGTAAGACAGAACAGCGTAGTGTCCAACAGGGTACAAAGGGTGTAACAGCTAGTGGGGGTGGTTCCTATTTCCAACCATTACTTGCTCAGGAATCTAGTATGACTACGCAGCAGTTAATAGATGCTGATTATGCAAGACAGGGGTTTACTAAAATAACAGGTCCTAGCTATGGTTATGCACAGAATAACGATACAGGAAGTGGAACAGTCTTTAATAATGGTGGAATGCAGTCATTCGATTACGGAACTCCTTCAGGTGAGAGTCCTGTAAGTTATCTCGATCAGCAGTACGCCGAAGGTTGGGGATACGGAGACTAACATGGCAGATCTTACATTCAAAGACCAGGCAGAGATGGAGGCGTATGCTTTCTCTCAAACACAACAGCCAAAGGAATCCCCTAAGTTGAGAGCGTCAGTTGCTCCTGTTGCTTCCCCTCAACTTCCAGCTGCTACGAACTTGCTAGATTCCGTAGACGCTCAACTCAAACAGGCGATAGCAGAACCTGATGCAATGAAAGCTGCACAGCATCTCTCAAATGTAAGGGGCGCCATTGCGGCTGAAGATGCAAGATTCTTTAAGGAAGCTCAGAGTACAGCTTATGCAGAGTTTGGTGTACAACGTCTTAGCGAAATTCTCGACCAGAATATCAAGATGGATAAGAGCACCCCTGCGTATGTACAGAAGTATGGAGATGCTGATAGTGACGAGACAGCAGTTGTACGTAGACAGCTAATGACTGCGAAAGCAGCTGCCGATGGAAGTATAGCAGAACGTCTCAAAGGCAATCCTACTTACCAGTCTCTCATGGCTAAGGCCAAGACTACAGAAGCTCTCATAACTCAGACAGTCACACGAGGACTTACAAAGGAAGAAGATCTAGATAGGAAAGCTTCTGAGTTCTACTACTCTATGCCCCCTGAGCAAAAGATAGTCTTCGACAAAGCTATTGGAAATGAGAATAGCGATCCTCGTATGGCTATGGCTACCGTTGCACGCTTCAGTAGAATCCCAGGACAGATGCAGCAACTTGAAGCTGTCCTACAGAATGGTGAGAAAGCAATTCCAACACTTGCTCTTGCTGGTAATATCTTTGCTAAGAAGATCGCACTTGATACAGAGACGAAGATCTTTGGAGACAAGGATGTAGCTGCTAAGAAGCTTCGCGAAGTTGAGCATATCTCCACAGATACACAAGCAGCAGTAGAGGCTTGGAAACAACTCAAACTTGACAGAGGTTTTGCTGCAAGGGTTGGTCCTGAGAAGATCAAGGCTCAAGATCAGGCAGTGAGTATGATGATTGCCAAAGCAGGTTCTGGGAACAAACAAGCTCAACAAGAGTACGCTTCTCTGCGTTCTTCGATAGCAGAAGACTTTGCTCATGTGAAAGCGCAGAAGGATTTCGACTCCGATATTCTCTCCTTGCGTAACGACAAGGGAATCCAAGCTCCTGTCTGGCTTGCTGAAGCTGGCAAGGATCCTGCTGTAGGAAAGATTGACAAGACGAAAGCGATCGCTCTTGTTGCTAAGGGACAGAGCATGGAAGAGAAGAAGCAGAGGATGAAAGAGCTTGTTGACTTCTACGGCGCAGCTGCTGATAGACAGCAGGGAAGTATGTTCTTCCGTGTCAATCCTCTAGCTACGGAGTCTCTCAAGGTAGAGACAACTCTCGGACTCTTCCCTGCTGTTCAACAATTCCAAGAAGCTTTTGCAGATACTCTCATGATGCGAAGGCCTGGTCCTGAACAGATAGGAGCCGAAGCTCTTCGTGGAGTAGGTAATGCTGTAATTCCTGCAGTAGATCGTTTCCTCTTTGGTGGAGCAAAGTAAATCATGAGTCTTCTAGACGAGAGCCAAGACTTCGCACCTCTTGACAAGTATCTCCCACATGCAGCAGCCTCTGCCTCTTCTCTTTCCTTTCCAGAAACTCTTGTGCATGGAGCTGTTGCTACTGCAGCAGATATAGGAGTTACTTACTGGAATTCTCTCACCACAGAGAAATATGAGGCATCCACAGCGGATCTTCTCTCTCGTATAGATCAGGACGCTCTTCAAGTATACAACGAACATCCAGACGCTGTGAAGGCTGCAAGCTTCTTTGGGGGTTTGATTATCCCAGTAGGTCTCAGTATGAAGGGCATGAATATGCTCCGTGCTGGAGCTAAGGGTGCAACTTGGTTCTCTACTGCAGGACAGGCCTCTCAGCTTGCAAAAGTGGAAGAGGCGTTCGCTGCTTCTAAGGGAACTATTGATGCAGCCTTCGTGAAAGCCAAGTGGGAACTCTACCGTGGTGTAGCTTACAATGCAGTGGCAGATAACGTAGCTGCTGAAGTTGCTATCATGGGAACTCTCTCTGCTCATCCCTACATGGAAGATTACTACAAGGACTTCGGAAGTAACTTCCTCAGGAGTGTTGCCTTCGGAGTAGGAATACAAGGTACGCTTGGCTCTATAATTGCTAATAAGCAAATCAAAGGTGTGATGGCTGGGATTGAGAAGGAAGGCAATGAGTTAATTGTCAAGACTCTCTGGGAGCCTTGGGCTGAGAAGAAGATCAGTGACTTCTCTCATCTGGGTGAAGTAGCTGGCATTCACATGCAGAATCTCGACAACCTTAAGAGTATCATTGCTAAGGCAGAAGATGCAGCAGACACTTTTACCTTGAAGCCCTACACGATAGCAAGGGTGAAGGATACTATCATTCGTGAAGAAGCAAGAATGGTGGAACGTCTGACAGAGGCTGCTCAAGGAGACCTTGCCACATACTTGGATAAAGCTCCTGCAGAATATAAAGAGACGCTGCTTCGTCTTATCGGTAGTCCTGAGATTGCAGGCACAGATAGAATCTTTTGGCCTGAAGTCAAAGGCACTACTGCGAAACTAGCAGCAGGGGTTGCAGACACGAAACTCACAGACTCCCCTTCACTCTTTCAAACGATCGTCAAGACTTTCAAAGCAACTGGAGAGAAGAAGGAAGTCCTCCAGAAGATGGATGCAATCCTCACACAATTCGGTGGGTATATAGGAAAGAGTGATGCTCCTTACTATCTCACAGTAGCAGATCTTGGCCAGACTGTAGAACAGCTTACGAAGAGTATCGACAAGCGTTGGGGTGTTGTCCCTATGTCAGACTGGGCTCTTGAGGCTTCAGTACACTCTACTGCGAAGTTGGATGCAGAATACGCACAGGCTATTCTTTGGGCTGAAGGTTTGGATGCAGCGAAGTTCAATAAGGTAGTGGTTGATCCTGATCATCTTCCTCTCTTGAAAGCTCTGCAAGTAAGAGCTGCCCAGCTTCTCAAGGAAGACCCTACAGCTGCGCTTACCGTCAAACTCACAAAAGAAGCTCCCACCTTTGGTGCTATGCAGAAGGCTGCTATTGCTAGGAAAGGTGGAGTGGCTGAGAATTATGTAGAGCAGCTCACAAGTATGGTCAAAGAATGGGACCAATATAGTATCTGGCATCCGTCTAAGGGAGGAGCCTCTACACTATCGGCACAGGCTAAGCAATCCGTGGATGATTGGATTAATGGGAGTTCTACGCAATTACGTTTGGGAGCTTCTCTTTATAAGCGAGTCATACCTCCAGGTATTCTCTCTCCTCAAGCTCAATCTAATGGTTCAAAGGGTATGGCTGTAATTGATGAACTCTACCACCTTCCCCAGTCTACAGCTCTGCGTGATAAACTCCGTACTCTAGCTGACGTAGATGGTAACATCTGGCTCTATAGAGGCTTGAAGAATGAGCCTTCAGCTCACAAAGCCCTTGAAAGCTATAGCATTATTCCTGAGAAGGCAGCCGAGTTCGGTCATACCTATGACAAAGCTGTCAAGATGTACAAGGTTCATGTCGATGATATCGTTGCTACTATGCATGATATAGGCCCGACGAAGAATAAACTCCCTGAGATTCTTGCTTTTCCTCCTACCCGAGATTGGGCACAGATCTCAAAGACAAACCTTCGTGAGCTTCCTGACGAACTTGTCATCAGTATGCCAGAAGTAGTAGCTATCGCAGACCAGAAAACAGCTGTAATTTCTGGGGTGGCTGAGATAGAGAAAGCCGTCACCTCTGCCACTTCTTCTCTGATAGATGATCTTCGTCGTCGTGGTTTCGGTGTAGAGACTATCTCCCTCAAGACTGGTATGTCTGTCGAGAATGTGACAGCCTGGCTTGCCAAAGAGCCAGCAGTAAGGGAAGGAGCTGGACTTATCAAATACGCTTCTCGTGGAGATGTGGAAGCTGCTATCGACATAGGCAAGCGTGCTATTGGTTTCTCTACCAACATGACAAAGGTTCCTCATGCTGAAATGCTTGCCAAGCTTAACAGTATGAATCTTGACGCTACCTCCAAAGGTATTGTTGAGATGAACCTACTCACCTCCCAAAGCGAATTCGTAAGAAAGACTGCAGAGGCTCTCCTTTCTGATGATGTTAAGATCCTTGTCAACGAACTGCACACCTCTTTAGGGAATATAACAGGCGCAGAATTGAAGAGTAGTATGTTTGCTTCTACCAATCAAGTTCTCGAAGCTCTTGGCCCTACTGGTTCCATTGTGAATACGATTGGGAAGGAAGTCATTCAGATTAAGAACTCCTTGAAAGAGGCGTTCGAAGAACCTATCGCCGCTCTCATGGGACAGATTATCAAAGAAGGTGAGGCTGCTCTCATAGAGGCCAACACAGCCTTAACAGTGAATGCTTCCATATCAGGACGTCGTTTCTACAAGGCTGGAAGTTTCTGGACTCCTTCTGAGAAACTAGGAGTTGCAGATCTTCGTGCGCTGATAAAACTTCCTGAGGCTGAGTTCATGCAAGTGATGGGAGCAACCGATGAAGCTGGAGCTGCACTCTTCACGAAAGCAACATTCGCTGGCAAGGACTTCGACATAGCCACACCAGCCGTGAGAGAACTCATGGAACGCTTGCAAGGTTATGGTCGTGAGATGTATGAGTTCAAGAACTCTGCCGTACGTGCGCTAGGAAAACCTGACCTTGGTGACATTGGTTTCTGGACTCCTTCTTTCAACCCCCGAAACAAAAGCATAGCCTACGTGCATGACATGGTTCATGACACAACTTCCATGCTCTACGCAGACAGCGATGAACTCTTAGCTAGCGGTATCAAGGCTTACGAAGATGCTATGCTTAAGAAATTGGGAAGTGGTTGGAACAAGAACATTCGCATAGTTCCTAAGAGCCAGCAAGAAGCATACAACATGCTAGCAGGACGGCATGACTCTCTCTACATGCAAGCCGCAGATTTGAGCAAACAGCATGGAGGTTCTTCAGCTGCTACTGTAGTGTCTACGGATACTAGTATGTTTAGAGATATTCTTCAAGGATACCAGAATCATGTGAGTGACGGCGTTGAGAAGATAGTAGAGATCCAGTTGAATGACACACTCAACCACCTCCGTAACTTGAGTGATATGAGTCAAGGTCTCTACTCTCCTGCTACTAAAGGGGTTCTACAGAAACTTAGTAGCAAGCCGATTGATCCAGGTCAGACTATCAGGAATATCCTCTTGGGTCGTCCTCTTCTCAGTGAGCATAAAGCATGGTCTGAGTTGCAGCAACGCGGTCAAGTATATACAGACCTCGCACTCAAGACAATTACTGAGATATTCCAGCCTCTGCTTGCTCCTCTTGTTGGTAAGACTAGTGGAGTCAAGGCTAGAACCGCACAGGAATGGACTAATGTCTTGGCTGACATGGAAAGCAAAGGGATTGTCAATCCATTTGAAAGCTTGGATAAGGCCTTTGGTCTAGGGAAATATCTTAGCGAGGGCAAAGGTGGAGCAGAAGCCCTCACTCCACGAGTTGTAGCCCTTGGTAATGGCTTAGCAGCTACTACACTTCTACGGGTTATGGAACTTGCACAACCGCTAGTAAATGCTTTGAGTCTTCCGATCCTAACAAGTGGAGTTGTCAACCGTCGTATGGCTGCTAGCTTCATGGGCACAGCTCTTGATCCTTCTGCTAAGTTCGCAACTGTAGAAGCTATGTATGATGGTATCCGTCTCATGAACCATCCTACACTAGGAAAGAAGTGGAGCCAGATAGGAGAAGCGAAGGGTATATTCAACATCGAGCTAAGGAATGTCACTGAGCTTCTGGAACATCAGAGAAGCTTGGATGCTGGAGTTCTCACAGCGGTTGAGAAAGGAATGGAAAGCTCAATGGTTAAGATGTTGAGTAAGCCTGCTGACTTCAGTGAAAGTTTCGTCCGTCGTTCTTCTTTCTTCACTGGTGTTGGTATCGCTAAGAAAGCCTACCCTGGACTTTCTGATATAGGTATCTACACGTTCGCACGAACCTTCATGGATGAAGCTGTTGGTAACTACACAGCTGCTCAACGTCCTGCTATGTTCCAAGGTACATTCGGTGTAGCGATGGGACTCTTTCAGACGTACATGCTTACTCTTGCACAGACTATGTACAGGCAAGTAGAGCATAGAGACTGGGCATCTCTTGGGAAACTTCTCCTCACACAGAGTACGATCTTTGGAGCTTCCTCTCTGCCAGGCTTCCATGTAGTAAGTGAGCAGATTGGTAAGAGCTTCTCTGACAATCATGTAGACTTGCAAACAGGTTCAATAAGAGCCGTGGGAGATGAAGCAGCCTCTCTGATTCTTTACGGCTTACCTTCCTCTATAGGCCCTGGCATTGTTACTCGTGGTGATATACAACCACGGATTCCTAATCCTTTCCAAGTTGACTCACTGGCGCTCGTCAATATTACGAAGCAAGCATACAATGGGATGGAGCGAGTAGCTCAGGCTGCTTGGCACGCTGATGAGAATGCAGGAAAGGCCATGCTAGAGGCGATATCCTTACAATCTATAAGTCGTCCGATTGCGCGTCTTTCTGAGCTTGCTTCTGGCCAGTCTATCACATCTCGTGGAGATATTGTCACTGACAGTAGCAGGTTGTACACTACTCAAGGTATCATCTCCCGCATCATGGCTACCCGGCCTTTGGAAGAAATCAAGGCAAGGGAAGCGTTGCATCTGAATACTGTGTATGGACAGTTCGACTCTGATAAGAGGAAGGGTGTAACTGCTAGGCTCAAGAGCCACATCCGTAATGGTGACATGGACGGAGATAAACTTGATGTCCTTGCCTCTGAGTATCTCCGTACAGGAACTCCTACAGGCTGGCGTAGTGCAGTGAACGATGCTGTGATGCAGGCAGCTCAAGGAGGGAGTGCTACTACACTTGGAAAGCTCAAGCCAACAACCCCGCTTCATCTGATGATAGAAGACCTAGACTAGAACTTAATTTACGGCGAAAAGAAACCCAGCTTGCTTTCACAGAGGCTGGGTTTCTCTTTGTTCTTTGCAAACTTTAGGCTACATTAGCAGCTCCACTGATACTTTCGGCCATCTCAATGAAACGAATGTTGAGAGATTGCTGCAAGCGCTGGGCTTCAGCGAAGTTCTTCTTTGCTGCTTCGAGAGCCTTCCGAGTCTTCTTAAGGTTTGCGTTTGCAAGCTCAAGTTCCTTCTGAGCTACACCGATGTCTACTGCGTTTGCTTTTGCGGTCTGTTTCATGGCACTTCTCCTCTACTGTGGTGGTTAAAGAACTTCTAAAAGTAAACGTGCATGTTGCGCTTGATAGATTGCATCCTCTAGTGCATGATGCGCTTTGGTTGCTCTTGCAGGAGCCTTGACATGAGGAAGTAAGTTCTTAAGAGTGCGGTAGCAGCGTCCATTCCAAGGATGCCAAGGCACAGGACGGTCTACTACTCTGTATGCAGCTTTCAGGATAGGCAAGTCGAAGTCTGCACCATTTCCCCAGATGAAAGTGTTCTTGTAGTCCTTACTATTGAGGCTTCTGAACCAATCATGAAACGCATCAAGAACTTGTACAAGATCCTTCGTACCTCCGAAAGCTTCCTCTCGCATCTGCCTGTCCTGCTTCATCCACCAGCGCATTGTTTCTATATCTTCTGCAAGATAAACACAACTGCTGTCAACAGAAATGCGTTCGTAGAATTTATGCTTCTCGTCGAAAGTACAGGCTCCGATAGAAAGAACAATGCAGCCAGGATCTGTTCCACACGTTTCCAGATCTAGCATTGCGTTCTCTATACTCTTTCCGTCTTTATCAATTGTCGCCATCATCTTCTCCACTGTTTGAGACAATAATACCTTTCTTGTACTGTTCTTCAAGACACTCTTCTACTTCTGTAGGAAGAGCTCGTGCACCCTGAACAGAACGGTCTCCATTGTAACGTCCTTTGGTGGCGTAGGAGTGTTCAGGCTTGACCGTTTTATGCTTAAAAAATACCATCTGCCCTATTTTATCAAGATAATTTAACTCTATCTCATGGTACCTTGTGATATTTTTCAATTCCAATGTCAAAGAGGAGCCGTTCCAACCAGCATCACAAAAACCTGCATTCAAGTGCTCAAGACCTATGCGTGCCATACTACTCTTAAGAAAGTACATAGCACTAATATGATTAGGAAGATTAAATACTTCAACGCTATGAGCTAGAATTAGTTCTCCAGGATAGAGTATGAAAGGTCCGTGATCTTTAAGATTGTGTGCTACCATCTTAAGAGGCTCTCGACTTTTCAAAGAGATTCTACGAAGTCCATCTCCTGGACCTATGGGAGTATAGTTTGGTTCTGGACGTTCGATAAGTATCTCCATACCTAAACGAATATCAAGAGAAGCTGCATTGATAAGTTCTTGTTCTGCATACTCGACAATATTCAATTCTAGAAGATCTACAATTTCATCATAGGACAGCATGGTCTTTCTCCTTTACATGAAGCCAAGATTTACCAAGGCGGATATTAGATATAACAGTAGGACTAACCTTATATTTTAAGGCCAGTTTTATACCACTTAGTTTTGAGTTTTTTATAATCAATACTATCTCTTCTGTTAGTTTAGATTGGGCATTCATACTACCTAGAGCTGGAACAGTTCTATGCCGTTGCTTTTTTAGCATATCTAGTGTATTATCTTTTGCATATCCCCAAGATAGATGCTTAGGATTACAGCATTTACGATTATCACATGAATGTAATACTAATTGATTAGATGAGGGCTCTCCATGAAATAAACTGCATACTATTCTATGAAGGTACTGAGTTCTTCCTTTATATCTTATTTGTATATAACCTTTACTATTAGTACAAAAATGCGTAGTACTGGTTATACAACCTGTTACAGGATCTGATTTAAAAGACATGTAAGATTTTATTTTAGATATAGTTTTTGTAAATTCTTCTATATTTATCATAATCAAATCCTTAGTGAACCAATCCCTCATACGCTTTCGTAATGAAGGCAATGTTTTCAATCATAAATACATCAGCATAGGCCTTCATGAAAGCCTCCTGATCCTTTGCTGGGCCATGCGCTCTTAAATCCCCAACTGTCCATATCTCCCACTCGTTTGAGATCTTGTTGATACGAACACCAGAGAATTCCTTCTTCTTGAGTTCAGAACTATCAAGGAAGTCGGGATGATCTGGACGCTTGAAGTCCATGCTCTCTGCTTTCTTGTACTTCCGCACAACAGGAAAGTTCTTTGCATCTTTGATAGCCATCTTTAGTACCTCTCTTCTTCTGTTAAGTAACGCTCATTGATAAGCTCTGGTGCCCACTGCTTTCCTTCTGTATGTTTGCTCATATATCCTTGCTTTCCTTTCACAGTCTGCACCTGCACACGATCACTGTAAAGAAGGTTCTTCATGACCTCTGCAAGTTCCGTCATCTTAGCCAGATCTCTCCCTACCTTCTTCCATAGTTCATTCATTGTATAAGGCATAGTTGCCTTGCCAAGAATGTCGAGAATAGAACTGCTCACTTCTTGGTACTTTCCTTTGCCAAATTCTCCTAGAGCCTTAGGCATTTTCCTTTCAGCAGCAACCAGTATAGTATTAGCTTCAATAATAGTATCAGAGGTAATGACCATAGACAGGCGCGAAGCAGAGAGGATGATGCAAAGTTTAAGGAGGTGTATGAATCTTCTGGTTCCATAGTGCTTGAATCGAACATCATCAACTTCGACTGCCTCTTTATAGATGCGGTCAAGTATTGTAAGAGCGTTCTGTTCATAACAAAGCTCTCCCTTAAAAGTTTCCTTTATTTCCCTAAGATGATCAACGAGATCATTCCTAAGATCAATGTCAACAGGATGCGGGAATGTAATCTTCGTTCCCGTAGGTTCTGCATGTACGAAGATAACACGGGAAAGGAATCCGTTTCCTAAAGCTTCAGGAGGTATAGCAAGAGCAAGCCCTTGGACAGTATTTCCTCCAAAGATATTCACTGTTGGCTTATCTACTACTACACTTCTTCCATGTATCTTTGGATGCTCATATCTTGGCATGTTGTCCCACAGCTTCGTGAGCATTGTCATGAACTCCATACCTCCTTGACCTACCAAGTCTGTGAATTCCTCTGCGAAAGCATATATCTCAGAAGGCTTATCCATCACGAGGTTCTGTAAGTCTGCATCCACTAGAAATTCCTCTGCATCGTAAGGTTTCAACTCCATAAGGAACTTCTCTTTGCTGAGCTTGTCAGGGCAGAAACGACTGTAACCAGCGCCCTGTAAGAGCTTCCGGCCTATGTTCATAGCAGTTCCTTTTCTTGTACCAGGTGAACCCATTAGCATTATATATTGATTAGGATAGATTGTTCCATGTCCGAAAGGTAAGAAGGCTTGGCGCCCAAGGATAGCTCCTAGGATGGAGATAGCAGTCCATCGGTGGTATGCCATTGGTGCTTCGGTTGAGCCAACATACTTGAAATACTCTTGAAAGAAATCCACACAGCTTTCCCTCTTTGTTATTTATGAAAACCAAGAATCCCGTCCAACTCCCTCAGATCAGGATTGTCTTCTGCTTCATAGTCTCTGTGTGATTGTGTAAGTTTGCAAAGTTCGTAAAGATCTTGTGTGAAAGGTACTTCATTCTGGGCGAAAGTTTCGGCTACCCAGACAATATAAGAAGGGTCTTTCTGAGCTACTGAAAGAGGAGTCTCTCCTTGGTATTTACCAAAGGTAAAGGGATGTTCATCTATAGTTCTATCAAGAGCTGCATTGAGATTGAAAGCGGGGATTCTACGAGGCTTAACCACGGCTACACTCCCTAAGCAAGGCATTGTTCAGCGCTGTCATAACTTCGTGTGCCTTGATAATAGCTGCTTTATGTTCTTCGAAGGCCTTCATCTTTAGGCGTTCGTAATAGTGGAGATTGGCCTTGAGGGCAGCAATGCTTTCAGGATGCTTTTGCTCTTGTTGAGTATCATTCATGCTGTTATCCTCTCTGCTTTCTTCTTTTGTAATAGTAATTCTAAAGTACTTGGCTTTTTATTTATTATTATATGCTTCCAAGTTCTATTAAAAATAATATCACGAATAGTATTTACATGTACCTTATACATAACAGCTAAAAGATTCTCGGAGTATCCTCTATATACAGTTCTTATTTTTATAACATCTTCTTCAGTTAGAATAGTTTTAGCGTTAGCATTTCCTAAAAAGGCTGTATGTAATATACCAGTCTTATCTCTATCTTTCATATTTTGTTGATGAGTGCCTGCGTATAGATGTTCTAAGTTTCCGCAAGTCGAATTATTACATCTGTGCAGTATGTCTTTTCCTTCAGGGATTTCTCCGAAAGCAAGATAATATACAAGTCTATGGACATACCAAGTCTCTCCTCTATAACTCAGTTGTCCATATCCTTGACATTTAAATTTAACCCATTCTAAACATCCAGTGGTAGTGTTCTCTACTTGCCCAGCTTTTATTCTTGCAATAGCGCTTCTCTTTGTAGATTTATAGGCCATTATCTTTCTCCTTTAAACTCTTCCATAATACCCCACGATTCCCCTAACTTATAGTCTACAGGAATACGTAAAGGCCTATTATGAACTAGTATAACATTCTTGGCAGCGTTAAGAATGCTACCTACTCCAGTTTCAAGGCATTCTTTTTTCATCTGAAGAAGAATAGAATCATGAATCTGCGCTTTCATACGAAAATTCTTAGGCTCTGCTTTCTGCATCTTCCAGACTTTCCAAAAGCTTCTATTCAAAAAAGCTGAAGTGAGGTGCTGAGGGCCATGTGCGATAGCAGATGAATGTATCTGATATTTTTTATCTATATCACCAAAGAAATATCTTGTATGCCCACTAGGAGATTTAAGTAAATGCGTTTGTTTAATCTCACTCTTAATCTCTTGATACCAAGGACGAATCCTAGAGAATGGTTTATGATAACTATCAAGAAGAAAAGCGGCAAAAGCTTTTAAAGATATAGCAGGAGGTTTCGGCTTAGCTGCCATAGTTACAGGTATATTCAATACAGAAGCGGCTAACAAAAGACTTTGTACCCCTGCGTTTTCTACGAATGTTGCTGCTCCCATAGCAAAGTTTGTGCCATGAACAATCTTCTTAAGCACTGCGTTACGGAAGTCTTTGGTAACATTCTCGTAAGGAATACCAAAGAACAAAGTGCCAAGACTTTTATAGAAATCCTGTTCTTTATTCTCTAGCGCTGCTATCAGTGTAAGGTCTTGAGCGAGATACGCAGTTCCTCTAGCGTCGGACTGACTCTGGTCAGCTTCCATGAGTTCCCATCCGTCTTCTGCAACAAGCATGCTTTTTGCGTATGGGGGTATATTCTGAACCTGAGTGCCAGACCAGAAGCTTGAGGAGGAACAAGCCATCCTGTTCGTGTCAGTGCCAAAGGGATTAAGTGACCAGAGGAGTCTACCATGCTTAAGTGAGAAATCGAAATATGTGCCAATAGCTTTCTGTTGCTCTCTGTAGGCAATAATAGCATCCGTAAGTCTGAGCAGGAGAGGATGTTGTTCTCCACAAGCTGAGAGGTTTTTCTCATTTGTTCCTCGCGACTGTTTAGTTTTCTTCTTTGTCTTTGGATCTTTCTTCCATCCTATGTGGGGATCAGTTGCACCAAAGACATCGTAGACTACATAGGCTACTTGTTGCCAAGATCCAGGATTGAATTCTGTATCAGCAACCATAGTACGGATTCTGTTTAGGGCTGCGGCTTGTATCTCGTAGGCTTTAGCTCGTAGTTCATTACGCTTTGCAATGTCAACCTTGAAGCCTTCAAAATTACAGTAGAGACTGGGATAGACCATCGGAAATTGCATCGCATAATTCTTCCTAGCATAGGCAGGAAGTTTTCGTAGCTGTTCGATGCAGATTCTGAGGGTGTAGAATCCATCTTTTGCATTATAGGCCCAATAGGAGTTGATGTCTTTGTTCTTAGAGGAGTCTGCTGCTTCCTGCTTCCACTGAATATAATCAGGAAGATTTACAGAAGCAACAAAGTCCAGAGACTTAGGAAGAGAAGAAAACTCAGAATGTGCCATGGCCATTGTATCAAGAGTCCAATGGATAGGTTCTGCATGGTAAGCTATAGAATGAAGAGCGTCATATAGACCATTGT